TCATCGTCAATTTGTTGCTGCATGTACTTGATACTTGTATCTGTCGCAGTTAATGTGTAGCTCATTATGAAACCCTCCATATATCTATTCTTGCATCGCTTATCCTGGCTTCGTCTTCATCCTTCCTATAATTTATATCTAAATCTATTGTTGTTGGTGAACCTAGTGTTGTATAGGTTGTTATTGATTCTGAAACCCAACCGTTGTCCTCTTTTATGTTATGAAATAAGTAATCACCGCCGTTACTGTGTGTATGCTGGGCCACCCCATCAACCTTAAACTCTAGATCGGTTCCTTTTTCTTTCTTTTTATTGGTTACTTGTGCGGTAAATGAAACCCTATATTTACCGGCTGGTTTGGTTGATGTTGTTACTGAAAGTTTTGATTGAAATGAGCCTGAAGTTGTCGAGCTTTGCGCTAAACTACTGAACTCTTCGAACTCAGTACCGAATAAACCCGCACCTATTGCACTAAAAGATATTGGTGTTTCTGAACCCTTGCCTGTCTCCCAATCTCCGCTAGTACCAGACCTAATAACACTAACATTTACCTTTGTTATTACTGCGTTATCTTCATAAAAGAAAAAATCATCTCTTGTAAAGTCTTCGACAGTGCCAACGGTACCTACACCCCTGATAGTTAAATCATTTAATATATGACTCTCAACTTCAAATAACCCGTTGTTAATTCTGGATTGTGTGAAGGATACTATATCGCCTTGCGCAAATACGCCTGATCCAACCGTGACAACCGTTGGATTAGATGTTGAAATCACACCGTTAACAAATGGACCACCTGTCACGGTATCAATTGTTGATGTCGCTTGGTAAATTACAGACACCCCCGATTGTGTTGGAGTTATAGAAGTGTATTCACTGTTCAACCTAGCGTAATCATCAGATATGTTGCTGGTGTCACCTATTTTTGCTATAGGGAAAGGTCGTGCTGCCGCAAAGCCTGACTCAATAAAGGGTTTGATTTGCCCGTTAAACAACCCTGAAGTTTGAAGTCCGCCGAACACTTCAACGCCTGAAATTTTTAATAATGTTACATCACCGGCATAGACGAATACTATGTTGCCATCTTCAATTTGTGTTATATCTAATGTTAATACATTCCCAATATCGCCAATTAAAACAGGGATTGTTACATCTAATATTATAGGGTCTGTATCTAAAGGACCAGCGAAGGACTGAAGCCTAATATTACCAGTAGTAGCTGGTCTTACGCCAAATGATGATATTAAACTATCTGTTGGAAATTGAAACGCCATTTCTTGTGGATCTGATAATTGATCTGCAAATACTGAAGCAACAACAAATACCGAATCATCAGTTAAATCATAAATAACGCTTTCAACAACACCAGCGCTATTGTATTGAGTTGTCAACGGTATGTATTTATCTCCATACGCATCTGTTAGATCTATTATCCTTGTTCCTGATGATACTTTTAACCCGTCTCTCCCTAGCCTAACAGAGCCAGGGTTTGTTTCTACTGCCCCATCGACCTTGAACATGGCTGAGCTACTTGCTATTGACTCCACAAGCACACCGCTAGATGATTTGGGTACTGAGTCATCGGGTAGATTAACTATTGAATCTACAGCATCTTCTTGATCAGTAGATAGTCCCTTCGGTATTGATACGGTTCCCATGTTATCTACCTCCAGCCTGTAACAGTGTTATTGTTGCTTCGCCAGATGTATGACTGGTTACATTTAAACGCACGGCAGAAACGGGGATGATTATATTTCCCTCGTCATTAGTCGTAAGCCCAGTAAGCCCATCAGTATCAAACCATGTCGGCGTAACACTTTCGTCTTGGATGTCGTCAAAAGTGTGTTCAACGGTAAAAGTCAACGCCGCGCCAACACTAAGAACCACAGCCATACCAAGCTTAAAGTTGCTATCTCTCCAATCAACGGGTAGTGTACTCCCTGCCGATTGAGAAGATACGGTGTTTTTTACTCTACGCATAATATCAAGCCTCTTTAGCCCAAACGCCGCGAACTGCTACAACTTGCCACGCGGCAGTGCCATTCAAGCTTGCTAAAGTGACGTAATCGCCCTTTTTAGCCGTTGCCTTAGTGTTTATCAAGTCTTTATTGTCTGTATTGCTACCGATGTAATTAATGCCGTCTACGGCTGCTGGGCTAACACTCAACTCGGCTGTTCCGTCTTCGGCAGTGTTAACAAATGTGATAGTATTGCCGGTTGCGATTGATGGCATTGCTAATGATTTACCTGAATCTGTGTTGATTATAACTGTGTAATTTGCTGTTTTTTCTTCTGCGTTGATGTCAACGAGAAAGGAAGCTAAACCATTGGGAATTACAGATAAACGTTTTTTTGAAAGGTTTGACATTTTTGAATCTCCAAAGCGCCGCCACGGATTCAAACCGTGATTTACCCATCAGGGACGCGATTATAGGAAGGGGCGTTAACCCCTGCATTAATTATATACCCGCTGAACCATAACAACCGCGAGGATCAGACCAACCGAACGAATAACGCTCATCGGCTTTGAATCGCATGTTGCTTGTACCAAAATCTTTATCTTGATCAAAGTCCACTTCTTGACGGGTGAAATACTTCATCCCATCCGGCGCATTAGTTTTGATAAACCATGCAGATGCAGAGGTAAGATAATTGTTTACCGAATGACCACCCGGCAACATACCAGTTGAGCGGATAGCATTAACAGCATTGTTGGCCGTATCATTTTGCAATGAAGACTTTAATATACGCTCTGCTTCAAAACTTAATTTAGATGGTACACACAAGCGTTCACCCTGCAAAGCAATACGTAAACCTCGCGGATCAGTAGCTTCATTGATTTGTATTAACAAGTCTTCAAGTGATGCTTCAGATAGCGCCGCTGGCGTAGCTAATCTATTGCTAAAGGTTGTGTTATCTGATGGACCGTTAATGTGGGCAGTTGAAAATAATTCCACCCCATCGCCACCAGGCATTAAGAACGCAGAGTTAAAGCCACGGTTGTATACATTAGCGCCAACGTTCTCTTTAGTTTGCTGCATTGAAAACGACAAAGCACGCGCGCGTTTTTCAAATAAATGATATAGGTTATCCGCTAAGTTCTCTTTAGTAACAATAAAGCCTTTAGCATATGTTAAGTTTTTAAACTTAGGACTAAATCCTTCTTGTTGCGAGTCGTAAGCAATGCCCGCGCCCTCTTGCTTTTCAGGAGCTAACCCAAAACCTTCGAATTGTTGATCTTGTTCAAATGCTTTTTTAGACTGCTCAGTATTAAAAAGCATATCCCATTGCGTTTGGTGCTTCGTGTAAGCTTGACCAAATACATTCTTAACACCTTCAACTAGTAGGCGTGCGTTATTACCCGTTGTGATTATGCCGCCCATATTATACTCCTACCGCATCATTGGTTGATTCATTAATACGACAAATTAAAGTCGTTCCGATTGGTGCTGGGTAAGTAATACTTCCAGAATCCTTAACACCAACAATACGAACCTGAGCAGTTCCAGAGGAAGCCGCACCAGTTGCATTGATAGTCATATTGGAATTTACTAAACCACCCGTTTGTGTGGCCGCTGTTGCTACAATGTCTAAATTGCCGCTAACGTCTGTTACTGCGAAAGTGCCGCCTGACGTTTCAGCTTCAAGTAACATATCTTTATCAGTGGCAACTTTAACGGTTCCAGCGGTGCTAGCCGCTAAACCTTTTTGCTCTAGATTTGACATGTTGAAATCAATACCGACAATAACACCAGTAATTAAACCGGCCGCGCTTGATGCGTCTACTTCAGAAATGCCAGTTGATGCGTCTAAGTTGCCTGTTTCGGTAACTAAATCGCCAACTGATAATAAGGTTGAATGTGTTGCGTCAACGGCGTAGGTTTCGACCTTACCGATATATGGGTGACCTGAACGGTCTTGTATGGGGCGAAATCCCCCAGCCATAATATTCTCCAAATTAAAAAGTAATAAATAGCACGTTGTGTACTATGAGCTTACAAATCAATCCAGAGTTTCTTTCTGTATTTTGATTTGGGGCTTAAATTCGCATCTACGAAAATAACCACTTATCAATAAATATAGTCATTTTGTAGTAAATTTCACCACTTTTCTAATGGTGAAATTTACCAAGGTTGGTTAATACTACCATAATTTAGTTGTTTTTACTAAACTATATCCCTTTCCCTTGATACCACATGATCTTGTCCTTTAGGGACGTATTCATTTTCGCCAAGGTTTTGTGCTTGATTGGTCGATGTTGCGATATTCAAATCTTGCTGCTTTTTAATATCTTCATCGTAATACGTTTGTTCTATTTGCATTAAAAAAAGAGTATTGCCGTTACCGGCTGGTGTGGTTATATGTTCGTTTCGCTCGTTTGTAACCTTCTCCCACCATGCCCGTTCCATTTGCTCAATAGCTCCATCCTTATCAACTTGCCAATACTGCTGGTAACCTTCTTTTTTTAATGAGTCCGGTACTTGTAATTTATTACCCGCTGACATTGGGATTCGGGCAGGTCTTTCGGTATTAGTGTGAGCCTGGTCCGCTCTGCTCTTGTTTTGATTTTTCATTATTTCCCCCTCGTAGCTGAAACAGCTTTTAAAAATTCAGCTTCGGTTTTGAATAGCTCACTACCAAATGAGTTCCAGTTATCGCGTTCCTCTGCTGTCAAATCGTTCATTGTTAAACCTTTGTTAGATCTGCGCGTTGTGCTTGTATTGTTTTCAGATAGATTTGATTGACTTCTTCGGGGGTTTGTTGGTGTTGTCGGGTATAAGCTTTCAATGCGTGAATCAACATGAGCTAGTACTTGGCTATTTGTCCACGTTGGATTTTTGTTTAAACAGCTTTTCCAAACGCCTTCCGCCACTCCGCCACGTTCATCATTTGCATCATTAAACCAAGGGTTTTTTGTAATCCATGCGCTTATTTCAGGTGGTTGCGATTCGGTTTCTACCGTTTTTACTGGTTCTTCTTTTTCAAGCTTGTCAATTTCTTCTTGGTTTTTGTCGTAAGTATCTAAATCGCTAACTTTTGTCGCTTCCCTTTGACCGTCTTTTAATTTCTTTATCTCCGCTTCCTTGGTAGCTTTGTGGTATTTGTTTAAGTTTACGATCTGCGAGTCAAAGCTGACTTTTTGGTCACTCATTGTCTGCTTGACTTCGTTTAGCTGCTTAATCCACTTACCATCATTAACGTACTCTTTTGCGGACTTCCAGTTACCTGCATCACCTTCAAATTGATCTTCAGGCTTCCAACCTTGATCATGCGCTTTCTGCTCTATCGCTGTAAATTTAATTCCTTCGGTGATTTCTTCCTGACCTTCTAGATCAGCCTTTGCCAACTCTTCTAAGTTAACATCTTCCACTTTTTCGTCGCTCATTTACTTATCCTCATTAATAAGTTGATTTACTAGCTCTTCACTAAGTACGCCGATAATGTCGCTGTCTGCAACGTAACGTAACTTTTTATACTGTGGCTCATAATCACCCGTTCTTGAGTGCTTGCCATCGTATCGGCTTTTAAGTTCTACCGTGTCACCGATTTTAACGCCCCAATCGCCGGGACCATCACAACCTGAAAACCCCTTGTAAGCAGTTGGTCCAAACGCTAGTATTTTGGCTACATCACTACCCTTTGATTCTCTTGATTGTTCTGTTTCTGACATTGTTATAATGCCGCCTTTTGATTTAAACTGCACTGGTATAACTTCGATCAATACATGAAAACCTAATGGTAATACTGGTGTTTTAATTTCCAACATTATTCGTCACCATCCCTTAACATTTCGTAAGCTTCTTTAAATAAATTAGCACCTTCAACTGTAGCTTCATTGGTACACGCTTGCATTGCTGTTAAGTCCATAGTTTCCCTTACTACTGATTCACCTTGTATTACTTTTATCTGCTCTGCTACTTCTGCAAATACTGCTTGTGTTACGGGGTGGCTGTTCCAATCCGCTAAATCTTCTTTACTTATCATCATTTAAACCCTGTGGTTGTTGTATTTGTTGCAAAGCCTGCTGATTTTGCAACTCTTGATTATCAAGCTCACCCACTGCTTTGTGGGTAGATATTTGATTTTTTACGTCTTCTGTTTCTGCTTTTTCATAATTAAGCACTTCGATTGATTTGTTCTTTTTAATCTCACTATGTGCTTTATCTGCATCACTTGATGCTTTCAAGTCTGCTCTTGCTTCTTCACGTTCTATTCTATCAGCTTCGGCCGCTGCTAACAAATCAAGCCTTTCAGCTTCGCCGCTTATTAACTCGGCTAGCTCTGGATTTTCTGATAATAACCTTTGTAAACGCTGCTCTGCGTCTTCTTCAGGAAATATCTCTTCCATTCTCTGCGAACCTATAGCCTCATAGAAGTTTTCAATAATTGGTCTAATATTACCCCCTGCCATTGCTACAAGTTCAACCTGACTAACTTCTGTTTGCGCCTGTTGTATCCGCTGTATTTGGCTGGATATTTCAGGGTTAGCAACTGGTACGATATTCATCCGGCGTAAATCAAAATCAAACTCAAAGTTAGCCTCGGGATCGTCAAGTACTTCTTGGTATTCTTGCGGATCAAGAAACTTTGAATTAAGGATAAACAGCTTTTTAAACTCTGATGCCATTGCCCGGTAAATTCTGAGTATTATTGCGCCCGCTGATTGCTGTTGCTCTTGTACTAATGCAAGTGTTGTTGTTGCTGGTGCGTTGGCCCCGATTGTTTGCGATAAATCTGCTGATGCTGATAGCTCTTGGGATGAACTAATAAACAGTTGCATCATTGAGAATAGCGTTGGGCTAGCGTCTTGAATAGGCCTAGGGAATATTCCGCTACTGAGGTCTTGCGCTGATATACCCGTTTGTTTATACTCGCCTGGCTTGAATGCCGACGATCCCATTTTACCCCTAAAGCCTTTTGCCAACCAGCCGCCGCCCGTATTTGCCAATGTACCGGAATCAACTAGCTGGTTTGTTGTCGCGTTAATGGCATTGGTTAATGCACCCAAGATGTAAGAGTAGCCAATATCTAAAAAGCCCCCTTCAGGATCGTGAAGGAAACTATACTTAGTTATATCATTTACTGGTTTGATTCTTACCACTTCGCGCTTACCATCAGCACCGGCTAGTCCGTCAACTGTCATTAAGCTAGATAAATCAGTGGCGCGTCTATTCTTTTCATCTTTGACTAATACGTCAGAAGGCTCAAAGCGAGGTGTTATCCTTACTATTTGGCTGGAATGTTTAGCAATGGTGAAAGTATAAGGTTCTTCGTAACCGTCACCGTCTAAATCAAAATAACCTTGCTGCTCGATAAAATCTGTCATCTTGTCAGCTTCGGCTTGATCTTCTGTGTCTTCACTGTCAGAAATTGCGCTAATTTCTATATCTAGCCAAAGCCCTTGATTTTGACGCTCTAATATATCGTTATGCGACAATTCAAACTGAGTGCTAAACCTTCTTAGTCTGGATATGCTTTTGACCCGATTGTTAACCACAAAGTCAGGGTACAGGATAATGTTTGACATTGAGCGACCTAAGCGCTGGTCAAAGAATGTTTTCTTAAATGCACAGCCATCATAAGGAAGTTTGTAAATAAGCGTTTCGTGTTCTTCCCGCCATTCTTCCATTTGAACATTGATCTGAAAGTTTGAATACTCTGCTACACGTTCAGCGGATTTTGCTTTCTCACCATCTAAATCTTTGCCGATGATTTTTGTTTTAACGATATTATCTTGGCGTAATAGCTCGGTTGATGCACGGTCACTAAATTTAAGCGCCGCTTGCATTAAGGTAGGTGATTTAAAGTTGCTAGCACCATCCCAAGGGGTAGATTTGGCGTTCTTTTCTTGCTTAACTAACTCTAGACCTCTTTTATTAAAGTCGTTCCATTCGTCCATCGAGCTCAAATCAGCGATAAAGCCGTTATTTACATTTTGACCTACTTTATTAAGCATGTCATCACTGAACTGGTCCGCTACATTAGCTCTCGGTATGAAGATAATCTTAGTTTCTTGTTCAGTGCCACTAGCGACAATATCAAAAAAGCTAGCAAGCAATTCAACGCCTTCTAGCTCGGTTTGTTTGTTTTGTTCTTCTCGTTCTACTAATTTAATTTCTGGTTTATTCATTGTTAATGCCCTGTTGTTCCCGTTGCTATTGAAGCTATAATCATAGAGTCCACACCTTCAACAAAATCGAGTAGTGCCTTGTATTCTTTATTGTGAATTAAGCGCTTGATATACCCGAGCTTCATCTTGACTTTGTAACCGTTACGCCAGTTGTTTATATTAATATAATTGGCATCAACCTTAACTGATAAACCGCTTCTTTTTGCTACCGACATCACACAGTCCATCACAAGACTGGTATTCTCTTGTTTTGTAATTAATTTAGACACATATTTATCGTTACTTACTGCGCTTGGTTTTTTTTTAAAATACTCAAACATATCACTCACCATTTCTTTTTGCTAACCCTAAAGAGGCAAGGCATAAATTTATTGTTTGACTGGCGATAAAAGAAGTCATGAATGCAATGTATTCGTGTTTACTTGCTATTTTTGCGCTCTCTATTAGTCGCTTTATTCGCTGTTCTGATTGCTTGGCTTGTAGATCAAGTATGTATTCAAGTTGTTCTGAATTTGTCATTGTTAATATCCCATTACTCCAACGTCTTCATAATCGTCAAAATCATCATCGTAGTCATCACTAGAGTCTACCACATAACCACCCATAAACCCTAAAGCGAGGTATTGCTCTGCGTCTGCCGGGTGTGAGTATTTGTTTTTATCTGGCTTATCTTTATATCGTTCTTCACCTGACATTTGCATTCGTTTGTACTGGTAACCGCCTATTTTACCTTTACGTATCATTGGGCAGCTACGGCTAACTAAATAACCTGGTTCACCGTCTACCATTTTAATTAAGTATGAGTTTACAGCGTCTATTCGTCTTGTCGGGTCGTTGGTTGGTGCTTTCTCTGTTTCAAAGCCCATATTCAACGGTTGTAGTATGTCGCCATCTTCGTTTAGTACGCTTTCTCCATCCTCGTTGTATTCAATGTATTCATCATTAAGGATATTCATTGCGCTTTTAGCTTCTGCCTCGCCTCGTCCTGCTCCTGCTGGATCGATATAACTAAACGCTATCTTCATGCCGTAAAAATTTCTTTGCAAAAATGGCTTTACGATGTCACGGGCAAACTGCCTTACTCCCATGTCCTCAGATACCATTTCAGCGATAATTCTTAACTGGCCACGCTCTGTTTGTTGACCAATAATACATGTTGGTGTCAGTCCACCATCCCAGCCTAAGCCGATTGGTAAGTCTTCAAGTATCTTCAATGGTTTTTCAGGGCAATGAATTCTATCGTTGTATTGTGGGTAAACTGGCTTGCCATCTTTGATTGTTCCGTAGTTACCCATGATCATGACATTTATATGATCTTCTGAATTACCGGCTAGCATGTCTCGATAGTATTTGTATCCACCTGGTAGAAACTTAATGTTTTCAGCTAGAGGGTTATCAATGTAATTATCACCCTCCTTGAGAAATGGTGCAGGACCACGGAAAAAGTCAAATATCTCTGTCACTGCTCTTTTCGCCTCTGCTGACTTGTTTGATTTCAAGCATCCATCTTCAGCGAGTTGATACCACCAATGATCGTCCTCTGGTGGGTTTGTATCCATTAGTAAAGCTTTGCGGGTGCATGGTTTATATTTTGGCGTGCCATCCTTGTTGAAGGTGACGTTGCCGCTTGAGTCTAGTTCTTTTGGTGCTGAGTATGTTAGTTCGCCGTTGTTATCGTAAACATCAGTATAACCGTCAATTTGTGAAGGATAACGACCTATTCGTTCACGTGCTGCTTTGACTAGTGCATATGGTAGTTCACGTGCTTCATTGAGGAATACACCCGTTAATTCTAATGATAGGAGCTTTTTAACATCGTCTGGCCTATCCACCGATACAAACATACACAAAGCTTCGACAGTTGTTCCGTCCGCTAGTGGGTATTTAATCATGCCCCTGATAGGTTTCATTGTGATACTGCAAACGTCCCACGGTAACCATTGTTTGAATGTTGCCAGTGTTGTGGATTCTAATTGGTCGTAAGTGTTGCGGAATATACCCCATTTAGTTTTACGTATACCGTCACTGTTTGGTTCCTGTAATACTGCTAGCCTGTGAATCTCATTGATACACATTACTGACTTGCCGTTACCTACTGGACCAAGAACGCCCCGAACAACTTTGTTAGAGGCGTGAAACTTTGCACCCGTTGGCGATGCTATGTAGTTGATAGTTGTTATAATCATTCACCTTTCATTATATAACAGCGTGTATTTAGATACTTTACGTATGTTTATTCAGTTATTTTGTATTTTTATTCTGGTTTGAATTGCCAAAGTCCATGTTAAACGTGACAACTTCGCCTGAATGTTCAACCTCTTGTTTGTCGCGCCATGCTAGTTCGTCAACGTCCATTTTACCAAAGCGGTTTTTCATGTTGAATATCCAGGATACAGCGTTGAAGTTTTCGACTTGACCGAATGCGGCTTTGCGCCCTATTTGCTCCCACTTGCCCTTAGAAAAGTGTAAGCCTTTCTTTACGGACTCTAAAAACTCAGGGTGCTGGGTTTGCCAATTTAGGAATGTTTGAAAGCAACAGTTAAGCTCTAGGCATACTTCTGCCTTGCTTGCTCCTTCTCTCATTAGATTTACTACTATGTCACAATGTGATTCTTCGTACTTAGTTGGTGCTCCACCTAAGTTTTTTACAGCCTTTTCTTTAGCCATAATATATCCTCTATTTGATTTACGTTAAATTGTATCATAAATAGGAAAGCTTGTCATTTGGCAAGCTTTTATGGTGTTACTGTGTGTTTATTTTAAGTCGGGTCCTATATTAACAGACTGGGGGTGTATATGATCTATCGTCTTGCCTTTGTCGTTTTCAACAAAACAATTATCAAAAGTAGCAGTGAAGTTCATTGCTTTAGCTACTCCTACTTCATTAGCTCCATCGCTAACAGTGTTACTCGATGGGTCGTTGTCTTCATTGCATACGTGCCTTTCTACACCATTAATAGAAACCATAGTATTGAAGGTGGTGATTGTGTAACTACCATTAGCTCTTTTGTATTTATCGTACATTGGACAGGATATTGACGTGGTTGAACTTGAACCATCTGTTGAATGAAACTTGTAAAATTTTAATGTGAACATAATTGATTACCTTTTTGATTGATTGATTTGTCTTTATTAGACCTTTACATTTTACCACAATTTTGGACATGATACCTCAATCCATGCCTTGTAATGAAAATCTACCTTGTCCTGTTCGAACTCGAAACTATCCATCGGCGTTCCTCTTATTTGCATTAGCTTTATTAGTATATGCTCATTTAC